AGAGGGTTAGCAGTTGCTGTAGGTCTGCCTAAATCATTAGCAACTGGTGTAGAAGCTTCTTTAGGAGCAATTTATAACCCAGTACTTGCTGCTACTTTTAAAGGTGTACCGCTAAGAGGGCACTCTTTTAACTGGAAACTTATACCTAGAAACGCTCAAGAATCAGCTAATTTAAATGAAATAGTTAGAAAGATAAGACATGCAATGCATCCAGACTTAACCGGCTTAACAGAATCAGGCGGATTTATTTTAGAATATCCTAATATAGTAACTCCAGTATTATTAATGCCTGATAACGATCAAAACATTTTTTATAAACCAGGACTTATTACTAATTTTAAAGTAACTCATGGTAAAGACCAAAAAGCATTTTTTGGCCAAACTGGTAATCCTGTTGTTTATGATATACAACTTGACTATACTGAATTAGATATTATTACTAAAGAAGACTTTGACGCTCTTGAAAATAGAGACGCTACTGGTAAAGTCGAAAATGCAGTAACGGACTCATAATATGCCACAATATTTCGAATCATTTCCTGAGATTACTTACGATAATTTTGAAGTAAAAAATATACTTTCAAGAGTAAAAGTAAGTGATGTAGCTAAAGAATTTTTAACAAACTTTTTGCCATATACTATTAAAGAAGGTGATAAACCATATCAAGTTGCCTTTGATTATTATGATTCAGTAGATTACATATGGCTAGTTTATTTAAGTAATGATATAATTGATCCTGTTTACGGGTGGCATTTAGATACTAGAGAGTTTGAAAAATATATTATAAAAAAATATGGCAGTATCGGAGCTGCTAAAGCTAATTTAGAAGGGTATAAAGATAATGATGGTACAGGTAGAAAATATTCTGTTGATACTTTTACTCTTTCTAGTGATCCAAATAAATCAAATTGGATTCCTATTTACAGCTATGATCGTGAAGATGAAGAAAATGAAGCTAAACTAACTATAAGGTTACTAGATAAAAGATTCGCGAATCAAGCTCAGAAAAATTTAGTGGCTTTATTAAATGAGTGAACAATTACCAAAACCAGGTAACTATACGTTACAACAATTATTTCTGCTTTCATCGGACGGGAAGCAAGCGGCTGATTTAATTGGTCTTTTAGGATCAGTAAATTTTTTAGAGAGTATGGATATTAAAGGTTCAAGAGGAACCATTAAGCTTGTTGATGCAGTTGGTAACTTAATTGAAGATCTTACTATCTTAGGTGATGAATTAGTTTTTATGGAATGGGAGACCCCAGCTTATAAACCAGGCAAGAAAACAGTTAGGCAGTTTACAGGTAGAGTAACTGGAATAAAAAATATTGGCTATAGTGATAATAATCAAGGAACAACTCTTACCTTATCTTTTATTGATGATCTAGCTTACGATCAAGCTTTCAATAATATTAATTCAGCCTATAAAGATACTTTATCTAACATTGCTGAAAAAATTTTTATGAAAGCAAAAACTCAACCAATGAAAGATAAATTAGCTATACCAAAATTATATGCTGATTTTAAAAAAGATGATACAGATGGAATAGTTGATCTTATTATACCTAATGAAACTCCATTTGATTCAATGGAATACCTTTTAGGGCAATGTTATAGTGCTACTCATAAATCTTGTAAATGGTATTTTTATCAAAATAAAGACGGATATAATTTTAGAAGTTTAGAAGATATTGTTAAAGCATCTAAAGATGAAATGAAAGATGAAAAGAAAAAAGAAGCTCTTACTTATAAACTTGATTATGCTCAAATGAAAGAAACTACTGATAATAGAGAAGTAGCATATAATATCCAGTCCATTCATCAATTTAACAGAGTACCAAGTTTTAGTACTTATGAAAAGGGTGGCTTAAAACAAGCAGTAAATGAAGTTGATTATATATTTAAAAGAGTTGAAAGAACAGAAAAACAATTTGATATTAAAGATTATACCTTATTTGATACAAATTTATCAATATCAAAGCATATAATGGATACTTATGGTAAGGAGTCTAATAGTACTGAATATATTTATTCTGATGGTACAAGAAACAATCAATCAGATTTATCTCAATCCATTATTAACAAAAAATTTATGACTCAATATCTATATTCTAATATGGTGCAAATTAATATTGCAGGTAACTCAGATATTAGTCCAGGAATACTTTTAAATTTATTAGTTCAAGATCCTGTAAAGTTTGGTGAGCCAGGCGCGCCTGTTGAGTTAGAACCTTCTTTATCAGGACTATTTTTAATTAAGGATGTTAACCATACATTTACTAAAGAAGCTTATGCACAAAATGTTACATTAACAAGGATGGGTAATAATGTCAAATGAAGTAATTGAATACGATAAGTTTCAATGGCACTTTGGTGTTGTTGAAGATAGAAATGACCCTTTAAGAATGGGTAGAATAAAAGTAAGATTTTATAATGTGCATTCAGCTAACTTAGACGAAGTAGCTACTTCAGATTTACCTTGGGCTACGATAATTAATAATCCTTCTAACGCTAGCATGTCCGGTGTAGGTGGACCAACTGTTGGTATAGTAGAAGGCAGCTGGGTAATAGGCTTCTTTATGGATCAAGGTCAGTATCAAAAACCTATGATACTGGGAACTATATCAGGCGCACCTATGGTTGGTCCTGACGTAAGTAAAGGCTTTAGTGACCCTAAAGGTAAATATCCAAGAACAGATCCGAAAGCAGATTTAAATAAAATAGGTGAACCTGATTTAACTAGATTAGCAAGAGGTGAAAGAGCTGAAACTCACCTCGTTATGAAAAGAAAGAGAGTAACTAGAGCTGAAAAAGTACCAACTGCGAAGGCTCCTGAATTAGAATTACAAGATAATAAAGAAGGTGTTGATTACGAAAATAAAACTTGGGACGAACCTCATCCAAGAAATTTTGAAAAATACAAAGATATTGATTTAGCTTTAAATCCTACAAAAGTTAGAAAGGAATATAAATCAAAATATCCTTATAATAAAGTTATTGAAACAGAATCAGGGCATGCATTTGAAGTAGACGATTCGCCAGATGCTGAAAGAATTCATATGTATCATAAGTCAGGTACCTTTGTTGAGGTAATGCCTGATGGAACAAAGTCAACGAAAATCATTGGATCAGACTACGAAATAACGTTAAAAGATAAGGATCTTCAGGTATCTGGAAATCTCAATATAACTGTAAATGGTGATGCAAAGTTCTTAGTACAAGGAGACAAATACGAAGAAATCGAAGGTAATTATTTTTTATCAGTTAGAAAAGATAAAATAGAAAAAATTGGCGGTAACCATTTAACTGAAATAATTACTGATAAATCAGTTCAAATAAATGGTAATAACGCTCTCAGAGTATCGGGTAATGATATAAGAACTATTGATGGTACTGAATCTATCACTGTAGGTGGTACTCATGATGAAAATATTGTAGGTAATACGACAATAACAGTATTGTCAGATAGAAAACATATAGTAGCAGGTACTGACTTAATGTATGGTAAAAAGACTGGTAATTATGCTTATGAAGATAATCTTGCTATAGGTTCATCTAAAAACTTTAACATGAAAGCAGTAGTAGATATGCAATTAAATGCTGACGCTAATCAATCATTTACTGTTGGTGGTGATCAATCTATGGCAATATCTAATACTCAAACAATGAATATAACAGGCTCTCAAGGAATAACAGCCTCAGTAACTAATGTTAATAATGATATGAATATTACAGGAACTTCTACCGCAACTACAGACCATGTCTCTGCTGGTAAGTCTGGAGCTACTCATACTCATACTGATACTGAAGGCTTAGGAGCCGGAACAACATCGAGCCCAGATTAATGAGTAATTGGATATTTAATAAATTAGTACCATACGCTCTAAAGTTTAGAGAATGGTCAAAAGGAAAAACTTGGATACAAATTCCATTATGGATCTTTATATTATGGTTATTAGGTTTTGCTAATCCATATTGGTGTGTTTATCCAGTATGCTGGATACCAGGAGTTAACTAATGGCATTTAAACATTTATACGAAGGTAATACATTTTCACTACAAGTTGGTGGATTCTCTGTATCTAATGCTAATGCTAATACAGTCCCTTCTAATAATTCATTAGTAGTAGGTAATTCATCAGTTAATACAGAAATAACAGCAACATCTATTAATACAGATGGAACTTTAACAGTTGCTGGCAATACTTTGATATCAGGTAACTTAACTGTTCAAGGTACAACTACTACAGTTAACTCTGCGACTTTAGATGTTACTGATAAAAATATAACTGTAGCTAAAGGAGCAGCTGATAGTGCAGCAGCTGATGGAGCAGGCTTAACAGTAGATGGAGCTTCTGCAACTTTTAATTATTCTCATAGTGGTACTAAATGGACTATGAATAAGCCTTTAGATATTACAGGCACATTAGCTGTAAGTGGTACTTCTACATTAACAGGTAATGTAACTGCATCTGATGACTTAGCTGTTACAGGTGATACTACTATTACTGGTAATGTGACTTCAGCAGCTATTATTAAACAAGGTGGAACAGCTTCACAGTTTTTAAAAGCAGATGGTAGTGTAGACACATCTACTTATTTAACTGCATCAACTGGTAATCAGTTTGGTGGAGTTATGACAATATTAACAACATCAAATAACAATTTAGGATCTGATACTTCTTCTGATCATTTAATTTTAGAATTTGCTCATGCAACTTATTCAGGAGGAGAGGTATTAGTATCAATAAACAATGCTAATGTATCATCAACTCCTCATAGAAATGATTCACATATAGAAAAAATGATAATAGTAGGTGGGTATGAATCAGATAGCGGAGCTTCAGATGCTAATGCAAATAGTAAAATACAAGAAGTTAAAACAATAAAATCGCATCCTGACTTAGGTTCTTTTTCATCTAATTCAGATAGCGGAAATATAAGATTATATGTTAACCAATCAAGAGCTAACTCAGCAGTTAAAGTAGTAGCTCAATTAATAGGAAGGTAAAATGAGTTGCGGACCAGGAGCAGGATTAATAAAATTACAACTTAAGCTTGATGCAGCTAAAGGTAAACTAGATGAGCTAACTGCAGGAGCAGAGGGTATAATGGATTCTCTTAATGATCTTAGTTCTCAATTAGATGATAAGATAGGTGAAATAGGAGGTAGTTTAAAAGAAATGCTTCCAAAAATAGAACTACCTGATCTTCCTTCATTACCAGAAATAAAATTACCTGAAGTGCCACCTTTACTTAAATCACTTCATACAGATGCATTAGGTATATTAAAAGATTTAAATAGTAAAGACCCTCTTAAGATAGCACAGGCCAAACTTGATATAGATAAACTAAAAGAAAAGTTCCCTAATATGTCAGATGAAGAGTTTGCTAAACTTAAAGAAAATTTATTAAGCGGTAAAATAGACATTGATAATCTTTGTAAGTTAGTTCCAAATTTAGAAGTAGATTCTGAAGGAAATGAAATTGAAAAAGGAGTACCTGCAACAGCTCCAGAAGTAGACGCTAAGGAATTTAAATCAGCAGTCTTAAAAGTTGATTTAAGTGCTTTAGAACAAAAAGCTCAAAACTTAGAAGGCACATTAGCAGCATCAATAGCGTCTTTAGACTTAAGCGCGTCAATAACTGATTTTGAAGGTACATTAGATGATGCTTTAAAGGTAGCAAAAGGTTCATTAGCCTTTGACTTAACTGAATAGAAGGTAGATAAATAAATCTATGAGTAGAAGAAAAGAAGTAATTTATTCCGATATAAGAGGGGATCTTTCTCTTAACCCTGCTACGGATGATGTATTGCTAGTTACTAATGAAGATGCAATAAGAACATCAATAATAAATCTACTCAATACTGATAGATATGAAAGAGTAATGCAACCTAATTTAGGTTCAAATATAAGAGCCTTATTATTTGAAAATGCAGATGTTCAGACTGCTTATAACTTAAGAGAATTAATTTACGAAACTATAGAGACTTTTGAACCAAGATGTAATTTAATTGATGTAATAGTAGAAGACGATCAAGATAGAAATGCTTATAACCTTTATATTACATTTACATTAATTAACAAGTCAGAGCCTCAACTATTAGAATTTGCACTAGAAAGGGTAAGATAATGGCAGCAAATACAGCAACAAGTTTAACCGAAATCGATTTTGATGGCATAAAAAATAACTTAAAATTATTTCTTCAAAATAATAACACCATAAGAGATTACGATTTCGCAGGATCTAACATTAATACATTGTTAGATATATTATCATATAACACTTATTTAAATAATTTTTATTTAAACATGATAGCTAACGAGATGTTTCTTGATACAGCTACTACAAGAGACGCTATTGTATCTCATATTAAAGAATTAAATTATGTACCTAGATCATTTCATTCTGCTAAAGCTGTTATTAATATTCAAGTATTTCCAGAAGGCTCACCTAGTCAGATAGTATTACCTAAGTTCAGTGAGTTTACAACAACTGTTGCAGGATCATCTTTAGTCTTTTCAACTCAAGATTCATTAACAATTAAACCTTCTCAAAATTCTTCAGGCAACACGGTTTATGTTGCTAATAATGTTGATATATTTGAAGGAAAAAAAGTAGAAGAGTTTTTTACAGTATCAAGTAATAATTTTGTAGCTGAAATAGCTAACGAAGGAGTAGATACAAGACACCTTGAAGTAAATATAAAAGAATCCCAAGCTTCTTCAGTAAATGCTAATTGGACTAAAGCTGAAACTTTATTTGGTTTATCAAGTTCTTCAAATAGTTATTTCTTAGAACCGACTCAAGGAAATAAATTTAGAGTTACTTTTGGTGATGGTACGTTTGGTAAAAAACCAGTACAAGGAAATATTTTAAAATTAACTTATAGAAACAGTTCAGGTAATACTGGTAATAATGCTAAAATATTTAACTCAGGTACTATTGATGGTCATTCAAATGTAGTAGTATCAACTGTTACTAATTCTCTTGGTGGTTTAGAAATAGAATCAATTGAGGATATAAAGTTTAATGCTCCAAAATCTTTTCAGGTTCAAGAAAGAGCAGTTACTTCTAATGATTATAAAATATTAGCTCAAAAAGAATTTCCTCAAATTAAAAATGTATTAGCTTTCGGTGGTGAACAAATGACACCACCTCAATATGGTAAAGTTATTTTAGCAGTAGATTTAGCTGATGCAGATGGAGTACCAGAATCTCTTAAGAAATCAGTAGCAGATTTCTTTAAGAAAAGATCACCAGTTAGTATAGATACTGAAGTTATTATTCCTGAGTTTTTACACCTTGATATTAAAGGTACAACAGTATATAATATAACTGATACAGCGCAGGCACCGTCTGCTATTGCATCTAAAGCTTCTGCTGCTCTATTAAGTTTTGCAGAAAGTAATATAAACGGCTTTGATGTTACTTATAGGAACTCTAAAGCTTTATCAGCTATTGATGCATCAGACAATAGTATAGTATCAACTGAGTTAGTAGTAAGACTATTTAAGAAAATAACTCCAAGTTCAACATTATCATCTTCTTACGCTATAGATTTCAATAATGAATTAGAACCTGATGATATACTTAATACTTCTACTACTTTAAAAAGATTATACTTACCTGCTATAGAATCATCTTTATTTACTTTTGGAGGCTCATCTAGTGCTTTCTTTATTGATGATGGAGCAGGTGGATTAAAAGTTGTTAAAGCAGATAGTAATGATAAGATAGTTGAACTATTAGCTAATGCAGGAACAGTTGATTATACAACTGGTAAAGTAAATATAAACAGTATATTAATTACTGCATTTTCAGGTACTAATGTTGATATATTTGCAAGAACGAAGAAGAGAGACATTACAACTTCTAAAGGATCAATCTTGCAACTTAACTCAGAGGATATATCGATTACAGCGAATGCTGAGAGGTTATAATGGCAAGCCAAACGCCAGAATTCATCTCGCAATTTATTGAGGATCAATTTCCTGAATTTTTTCGTGAGCAGAATAAAGGTTTAGTAGAATTTGTTTTAGCATATTTTGAATACCTAGAGCAAGAAAATAAAACTACTAAAGTTTCAAGACAATTATTAGATAATAGAAACATTGATAATACTATCGATGATTTTATTATTCATTTTAAAAAGACCTTTTTACAAGGCAGTCAATTTCAAAACGAAACTGATGATAAGTTTCTTATAAAACATATAAGTGATTTATATCAATCAAAAGGATCTACTAGATCTATAGAATTATTAATAAGGTTACTCTTCGGAGAAGAGGTAGAAGTATTTTTACCTTCTGAAAGAGTACTTATACCATCTCAAAGTAAATTTTTTAAGCC